GAGATACTTATATTAATACGTATGGGATTCCTTTAATGACTAATTATGTTCGTCTTTATAACGGAAATTACATTCTTTTAAGCGATTTAATTCAAGGTAATTCCTCAGGAACTCTTTACAATACATCCCAGATGCGCATTGATTCTTCGCTTGATATGAACAATTTTAACATACGAACACGAGACATATATTATGATTTAACGCCTAGTGGAACTTTATATATGAGAAGTGGAACATTAGAAGCATGTAATGTTAACTTTTATCGTATGCATGTTATTCCTGGCACTTCAACAATTAAATTGATAAATGAACTTACATCTTCATCAGATAGAGGAGAAGCATTTGGAGATATTTGGAATAATCCTAAACGATATAACAGAATCTGGTTTTCCGGCACTCCTGGCACAGGATATCCTTATACTGTAGATTTAACTGCACAAGATGGCTCTCTTTATGCAAATGAAATAAAGATTGATCCTGGAATAAACGTAACATTTGATGAAAATAGTATAATTAATGTTAGAAAATTTATAGCACACGGAACTAAAGACGGATCCATTCAAGTATTTTCAGATACACCAGGATCTAAATTTACACTAAATTGTACAGGCGATTATGATGTTCAAGCTGATTATTTATATGTTAGAGATTGTTCAGCAATTCCACTTAATGCTTGGTCTGCAGGCAATCATGGTGTAGATCTTGGAAATAATACGGGTTGGAAATTTAGACATCACAGAGATATTCCTCCACTATATTATAAGAGTAATTTGCTTGATAAATTTAGATATGAAGATGTATGGGGATATGGCGTACGTGAGCCTTATTGTCCTGAATATATGAGAGTGTATAATGCAATGAGTACAAAACCTAATTCTACTTTAGCGCAAATACAAAACAATTTTATTATAACGTTAATTAATAGTGGAATTTGGCATCGTATGGATTTACTTTATAATTTCATGATTCATACGAATGATGCAAGTGAAGCATACATTAACTGGATTAATCCGGGAACTTTTGATTTAACTGATCCAAGTGGTACTAATCCTGAATTTAATACATATCGAGGAATAACGGGAGATTATACTACAGATTGGTTAAATACGAATTTTATTCCAGTACAACATTGCATCAATTCATCTACGAATAGTTTTACATTGGCGGCATATATTAATACTTTTAATACTGGTGGTGTAGCAATTGGCGCATTTTCATTGGCTTCTCCATATTCTACAACAGCAATTCAACCTACATACTCGGCGACTGTCCAAAGAGCTTATATTAATTCAGAAATTACTCCTACTACAGGAGCTAATCCCAACTCATTAACAGGATTGCATCTAGCGACTAGAGTCGCCTCAAATAGGGTCAACGTTTTCATAAATGATGTTTGTACTGGAACTTCTACAGTTGTAAGTAATAGAGCAGTAAATCAATCATTAACGCTATTGGCGCAAAATGTTAATGGTACATCACAAGATAACTTCTTTGGTTCTCAGATGGGTATGGCATTTGTGATGGACGGAGTAACACCCATAGATGTTTCAATAATAAATAATGCTATCAAAGATTATAAAAAAGGACTTGAGACATTCCCAGAATACTTATATGGACCTGAAATAGTTGAAAACGGAACTTTTGATACAAATGATTATTGGAGAACTGATGCTTCACTTCTTCCTGATAGAGGATGGTCTATCCAAAATGGAAAACTTGTATGTGCTGGTACTAGTCCTTATACGCCTATAACTCTTCCAGCTGGAACTTTTCAACAAGGTGTACAATATATAATCTTCTGTGATGTAGATTTTTCAAGCGGTACGTTATATTTTAATATTGATAATGAAAACTGGCCATTATCTCAGGGACATAATGAGCATATTTTTACGTATGGCGGAGGGAATTATTATCTTTTTCAGCCTTGGAATATATTTGTTGGAACTATTGATAATGTTTCTATTCGTCAATACTATGGAATTTGAATATATAAATAAAATGGTGATTTATGTCTGAATGCCCAGAAAATAATGAACAATTAAGTGTTTCTAATCCTACACAATTAGCAAGTAGTCTTATCCTTAAACCCAGTAAAACAGGAATAACATTTAATTCTATATTTGATGTTAATAAAATGGTTACTAGTGCTCAAAACTATGTTGATATAAATTCAACAGTTAATCAGATGTTTGGCTATAATGTTAAGTGGTTTAGGGCAATTCCTCAACAAAGATCAAAGGATGTTATATTCCAAGAATATACGCTTTCTAATGTAGCTGAATGTCCTTTAGATATTAAAGTCATTATTCCTGACGGTACTATGCCAGATAGCAAATATACGTTCGATTTAATGGGTCTCGAATATGAAGTTCCCCTTGAAATTCAAATTGATAAAAAATACTGGGAATCGGTCGCAGGGTTTGGTACAGCACCACAAAAGAAAGATATCGTTTATTTTCCAATATCAAATAAAATATATCAAGTTGAGTCTTCTTATCTTTTAAGAGGTTTTATGGAACAAGAAACAACATGGAAATTAAACCTTAGAAAATACATGCCTGAGGCATCAAGAAGAGAAGGTGCAGCACTTCAAGAAACTATTGACATGTACACTGTAAGTACTGAAGAAATTTTTGGGCCTGCAATTGATGATGAAGTTAAGAAACTTGTTAATGAACCTGAATTTAGCCAATTTAACTCAACATCAGAAGACAAGTTTAAATCTATAGATGCATCACTTATGACCATTGCACTTCCGATCGATATTTATGGGACTCTTGCGGCTCAATCATTTTATGATTTGCAAACCTCTTCTTCAAAGAACGCAATTGTTTATAACGGCCAAGACAGAATCACAGAAACTTCAGATCGATGTTTAGTCGCTTGGGTAATGCCACGTACAATATCTGAAATTAACAAAGAATATAATGTTTTAGATATTGCACCTGTATCATATGATGAAGCTTTTATAGAAAATTTCCCTGATTTTTTCTTATCTTATGACGCATCTTTATTAACTAGAACCAATTACTCAATATCGCCTGGAACTCCAGCTAAAACAACAAACTTTAAAATTGGAGATTATGTAACAATATCTCGCATAGGTGCTCTTAATTTTTATGCAAAGATTGCAGCAATAAGTGTTAATCCTTTTCAGCTTCATTGTATGGTAAGCCCCTTTGTAGTTCAACATCTTAATGAAATAAGATCAGATTGGAGTACTCAAAAAGGATACAAAATAATGACTAAAGAACCTATATCAATTATAGACGGGATTGATATATTTGGTGATCATGTTTTATCTGCAAATATTTATGCAAATCAGTATATAGCAATAAATTATAGTAATGAATATCCTGATGATGATGCTTATGTCGTAAGAATAGACGAAAAGCTTTTAGATGATCAGTGGTATGGAATAATTGTTAACATTGGAAATTCATGGCAACAATATAATGTCTACGTTTGGACTAAGCATGAAACAGATAAAGCATCAAAAATGCGTAATGTATTCTATGAAACTCTTCAATTAACACCTCAAGCATTTGTAGTGGATCAATATAATGTTAATAAATCACCGGCTTACTTAACAAATTTAAGACTATATTCTGCTACGATAGAAGAAGAACATCAGGTAAATGAACTTATGGCATATTTCTCAAAAGATGCAGATAAGTTAATTTTAGCTGATCAAGCCGAGCCCATTGTTAGAATGCCATATATAACTAGACAACGATAACGATAAATACTTAAAATTAAAACATATGAAAGCAAAGGATGAAAGAGAGGAACTACGTAAGTTGTTGGATAAATCACCCGATGAAATAAAAGATAATGTTCCTACTAATGCTGAAAACATTCCAGGATTAAAAGCAGAACCTGTTACAGATGTAGATTTTAATGAACTTCGAGAAAAATGTGAACAAGAAGCCGAGATAATGCTTAAAAATGCAATAAAGTTTATTATTCCTGAAGATATGATAGAAAGTAATGAATATCTTGAAAATAAGCTTAAAGTAGATATAATATCATTATCTGGAATGATTTATCAACTTCGAACAAATGAAGTTATGCAAAAGGCTCTCATTGATCAAGTTAATTTAGGAATGGTAAACGCAAGAATGTTCGAAGTTTTTGCTGGTATGTCCAAAACTATTGGTGAACTTAACAAACAACTTATACAGACAGTTGAAGCTCTAAAGGAAACTTATAAATCATTCCGTGAAGATGTTAAAGAAAAAAGAACTGAAGCGCTTGGACCTCAAACTGGGCCCAAAGGAATGATTACAACAGGAGATGGGGGAGTTATTACTAGAGGAACTAAAGAACTAATAAATCGAGTTAAAACATTAAATGCACCTGAAGGTTATTTAGATAAAGAGGGGCTTATCCCCAATATCGATGATGCTCAATTAGTTGAATAAAACACATTTTTATGGCAAACACAACTATATGGAACAGTCAACTGGTTCAGCAATCGTTGGAAAAACTTAGAATGGGTATTCCAACAGATCTTACGTGTTTTCACATGGGAGATATTGAGCTTAAAACTGGAAATCTTTTATATCAATTAACACATGAAGAAATAGAAGAATTTCATAACTGTTCCCGAGATATTGTGTATTTTGTTGAAAAATATTGCCGTTTTCTTACTGATACTGGAAGAAGAGTTGTAAAATTACGTGATTATCAAAAGAAAATATTGCGTGCCCTTGCAAGTGAAACGTGGAATGAAAAGACAGAGGACTTAATTCCCCAGATCCGTAACCTGATTATGCTTCAAAGCCGCCAGTCGGGAAAAACTACTACTATTGCAGCATATTTTGCTTGGTACATGTGTTTCCATAGTGATAGAAACTTAGCTATTTTGGCTAATAAACAAACAACGGCATTTGAAATTGTTGGTAAAGTTATTGATGTATTCAAAGGATTGCCATTCTTCTTAAAACCTGGCATTATTAATGCTGGAGCGGGTGGAATGAAATTAGATAATGGTTGTATGTTAACCTCTCAGGCAACCACAAAAACAGCTCAAATCGGTTTTACTATTCATGTTCTTTATGCGGATGAGTTTGCTCATATTCAAAAATCAATAGCACGCCATTTCTGGAGATCAGTTTATCCTACATTAGCATCTTCTGAAGTTTCACAGTGTATTATATCATCAACGCCTAACGGTACTGATAACGTTTTCTTTGATATATGGGACAGATCACAAAAGGGGATGAACGATTTCATGTCAATACGAGTTGATTGGTGGGAAGTTCCTGGACATGATGAAGAATGGAAACAAAGAATGATAGCAAACTTTGGTGAAGAAAACTTTGCCCAGGAGTTTGGTCTTGATTTTAATCAGGCTGGATCTAATTTATTATTACGAGGTTCAGATTTAAAATTTTTATCAAGACTTGAAAAAGAATACGTTTTTCATGATTTAGAAAAAACTGATTTAGATGATCTTCTTTATCGAAATTTAAAATGGGATCCTGGTTTTGATCCTAATGCTGAATTTAATTCTAAAGAACATAGATTTGTATTAAGCATAGATACAGGGGAAGGAAAGGATGAAGATGAATTAAAAGATAATGATTACAATGTATGCAACATATTTCGTATTGAGCTTAAAAGCATAGCACAATTAAAGAAACTTAGAAAAGATGAACTTATTATTAAAAATATGTTCAGATTTGTACAGATAGGATTATATCGTGATAACATAAAAGATGAAGAAAATTGTGCTAAAGTAACAAGATCAATTGTTTTTGATCAATTCGGAGAAGAACTTTGCAAGGTATTGATTGAAATGAATTTTAACGGAAAACATTTTCTTGATAAATTTTCAGAACACGACAAATATGATGAAAGCGTTGTTTTAAATACTTATCATACTAAACCTATTCCTGGCGAAAGGACACCAAGAAAAAAACCAGGCTTTAAAACAGGCGCAAATAAAGACTTTTACTGTAAATTAGGCAAAAAACTTGTTAGCCAACGAATATTAATTATAAATGAAAAAGAAACATTAAAAGAATTTAAGGCATTTGGAAAAAATAAACATGGCAGCTGGAAAGGTTTAGGCGTTCATGATGATATAGCTATGAGTACTGTAAATATTTCTCATTTATTTGATGAATCTGAATATGATGATTGGCTTTTTGATTTTCTTGATGAAATGGAAGATTCTGATATAAAACGATATATAAATGAATTACTTGAAAAATATTCAGAAAATTCAGATATGAGTGATGAAGCATTTAAAGAGCTATACAATGATACTCAAGAAATGACAAGTAATTTTGGAAGATTCTCTATTCCTTTGCCTAAATACAAACCAAGTTATCCTTTTGCCCCAAGAACATATAATGTGCCATGGCAAAAAAGTTAATTATAAGGTTTTTAATGTGGATATATAATTAAAATTAGCATTATTTTTCGAAATAGGCAAAAATAAATAGAATAAAATAATAACGTTAATATGGCAAAAATTGCATTAGACCTTACACAGTTTAAATCAGCTGGTGTTTATACAGTTGAAATTGATAATACAGAACGTGTTATCGTTAATGCCCAAGCATTACGATTAGTTCCTGGCTTTTCAATGCAGGGACCTTATAACACTCCCGTTTTTATTAGATCAAACAGAGATCTTGAAAAATTTTTTGGTCCTCTTGACACTAAGTTAGAAAGAAAAGGATCGTTTTTCCATAGATCTATACAAACATGTCTGTTATCATCTCCTGTTATCGCAATAAACTTACTTAGACCTGATGAAACTCGTGAAAACGGCGATAAAATTGAATTTGTTGGTTTAGGATTAAATGTTGATGATGTTGATGCTAGTTTAGCAGCTGGAGTATATCCATCAGATTTTTATGTTAACTTTTTTAACAGAGATAGATTCTGGACACCTGACCCTGAGTATCTTCAAACTTCAGTCATTAATAAATATGATGCTAGTGGAGCATATGATTCTCCTCTTCTTCAGTTTGTTAATACGAGTCCCAAAAATTACTCAGTTATCGTAAGAAAAGCTCCTTCAACATTACGTCAATATAATGTATT